GTACTTGCGGGGGTAACCGCAGAGGGTACTAAAATGTACGCTCTGCGAGCACTAGCACCATCTGTACCATAATATCTTACTGGAGTAATGCTTGCAGATACCCAATTTACGGCAGTAACTGTATCTGTTTGAGCCGCTATTATACTAACTGCAGCTTGATATAATGTATAACCAGTTTGAGCTGCAGGCGGAGCAAAAGTCCAATTGCCTGGCTCTGCTGCCATGGTATTTGTTATCCAACTATACGTTGTAGCTCCTGCAATAGTTGGCGCACCACTTAGTGCATTTTGGTACACAATAGCAGTATAGGTTTTAATTAAGGCATTAGCTTCCGTTGTTATTTGTCTTACAGTTCCGCCAGCCCAACTTGTACTATTAACTACATAAGTAGTTGTACTAAGTGAAGATTGTGCTAATATAGCTACCGTAATTTGCCATAGTTTGATACCTACACCACCTGGACTAGTAGGTACAGTTTCTTTCCAAGTATCCGTGCCTATATAAGCATGACTTTTACTTAACCACGTATAAGTACTTGTTCCAGTTGGAGTAGCTGGCTGTGTTGTTGCCCACTGATAAAGTGCAATTTCTGCAAGTTGTGCTCCACCGGTACCTTGTTTGGCTTTAGTTATGGTATAAGTTGTAGTATATGCAATTAAATTTCTAGTTGCAGTAAGTGTAAAATTTTCTGAATTACTAGTCCAGGCATTGGGTGTAGCCTCACTAACAGTGATTAAACCAGTTGATGTGTTTACTGCAACGGTTACACCATTTTTTGTTTGAGATCCGGGGCTATATGCTACACCAGTAGTTACTTTAGATATACCATTGTATAGCTCAAGATAGTTATCTGCAGCAGGTAATGTGTATCCTGTACCGTCTGTGTAGGCGGGTAATAAATCAATAGTTCTAGTAGTTTTTGCTACTAGTTGATTAAATATTTTGGAAATTGTAATGGGCACTGCCTGGTAGTTTACACCTTGGTAGTTTAAGCTAGCATTTACAGTAGCTACATCCCCTGTAAAATTATCGGGGTTAATAGAAAGTTGATTACCACTAATTGTTGGTGCTGTAATAAATCCAGAATAAGTAAATGTAACTGTGCCTTGTAAGTAACCTGCTAAAGTTGCGGTAACTACGGCGGCAACAGGTTGAGGTTGATTATCAGATCCATATTTAAACTGTTGAGTAGGGCAAGTCAAACTAATATAATTAGTAGATACTCCTACTACTCTAATAGCAGTATTTTTTAAAGCTACGTCTCTGGCATTCACGGCTGTTACTGTCATACTAAAACTCCTATGCTGACTATTCCGGTGGTCCAATTACGGGTTACGGAATATACCATGCCTAATTTTCCTGCACCTAATCCAAATCTAGCGCTCTGTATTGTTACTATATCACCTAATTGCACAAACATTAAGTGCGGTAAATAGTTGGCAGTAATTACGTATCTTTGTGTTTCCCATAAACTAAGACGTTTTTGTGCTTCTGTAGTAGCTTCTGTAGTAACTAACAGTAGTGTTTCTTCTTCACTAACAGTCCCACTGTCTCTGTATAAGGTCTTTTTATCGGTATTTTCTAAGGGCAAGTAAATATAAGGTTCGTCGAACCTACTTTCAGGATTTACGCCGCCGGCTACTGTGGTTTGAATAGTATAATTTTTGCAATAACCTAATTTAATACTGGGTTTGACTGGAAACATTTGTTGAATACTTAAAGAGTTAAGTATCATGTTATCGTCATTAAGCGTATATTTTGCTGTTCCTGCTGGCGCTTTAATTTCTACTAACCTTAATTTACTAGCACTTACAACGCCGCTTGTTACCACAATTGACGGACATATTAAGTTTGCATTTAAACTTTTTGCTAATTGATTGCAAGCATCTAAGATATTTGTGCGATCACTAGAATAAAAACCTACTGCACTTGCGTTAGTAAAGTCATCAAAACTTATTTCGCTATCTGTAAACCTATTTGCGGTAGTACCGTAGTTAGTTACTATTTGTCTAATAATTCCAGGTACTGTATTAGTGTATGTAGTTCTGCCCTGCGCACTACAAGTAATAGTTCCTACTGGACTAGTTAGTAGTGTAAAAGTACCTGAACCATTATTTTCAGTTACTGTAATTGGAACCCCACTATCCCTGGCTTCAATTAAACCATTTATAGCACCATCATGAATCATGTACGTTTGGCCTGCGCCACTCACGCCACCCACATTAAAAGTTAGTGAGCCTGCGGTATTTGAAGATGCACTTGTGATTGTAATTTGTGTGGCACTATTTACGCTTATAATAGTTGGATTAGTGCCAAATGCACCTGTACCACTTACTTTTGTTAATACTTGCCCTTCCAGCATACTAAGAGTAGATGTGATACCTGTTATTGTTGATGTAGTAGCTGAAGTAGTTATAACTCCAGGTATGCCACTAGCACCGCCTTTGTCTACCAATAGCGGTTGAATATTAAATGCTTCGCCAAATAACAGTGGTAAAACATTTTTTAAGGTATTCTGTGAGTAATTTGTATCTGCTATAGTACGCTCTGAAATAGGGTCGTTTAAACGCTGTAGTTTATCAAATAGTGTAAAACTTAAAGCATTTTCGCCAGGCGCAGTTATCTCTTGTATTAAACCATCAAAGATTAGTACAAAATCTGATTTAGGCCAACTGGGATCGCCTAAGTAAACTTTAATTGGTCGCTTGCTCCACACATACGTTAAATATGCGTCATGAACACCACCAGTATTAACAATTTCAAGACTACCAAAACTAAGTGAAGCTTGACCGTCAACATTTAAACTTTCTGAAAAACTTAAGCCGCCTGTTATAGCGGCGTTATAGTTTTGATTGTCGCCAAAATAAGCAACATTAGATAAAAAGAAGTTGGAAACTGCGGAGTTTCCAACTTCTGTAATATCTGCTAATACACATTTAATATGACCTGGCGTATTAAGCCAGGTCACCATTTCTGTTACTGTTTTCATTTAATCGTAGCCTTATTCTGAATACGAGTTACTTGAACTGTTTTATCAGATCCATCTGTAACTGCTTGAGCAATTTGCTCAGTGTTACGATCAGTAGCTTGAGCATTCATAACAGCACCTTCTGCAACAGTACGTTCTAAACTTGTTATTTTCTGATTTAATTCACGGATTTGAATAGACATATCGCGAGTATAGTTATCAGTAGTAGTTAGTCTAGACATTAGCACAAAGTTATCTGCTGCAGGAATAACGCGTTCACCTTTGTGAATTAACGCTGTCATATCTTGTGGCACGTAATTTGTACCTGTTGCCATTACCTTAGAATAACCAGTACCTATTAGCTTAGAAGTAGCATCTATGTATTCTTGCATTAATGTTGCAGTTGTTTTGCTACTGGCTTCAATGCTAAATAAATAGCTTTCAGAAGTTTTTAATGCATCTAGTTGTTTTTGTGAATCTGTTAACTGAGTTTCTAGGGTACTACTTGTTTGTGCAACTATAGCAAGTACTGTATTAAAGTCAGCAGTATATTGAGCACCACTTGCAAAAAGTTCACGACTTAAACCTAAGAACTTATCAGTTGAACCCGATAATTTACTAATGGCTAAATTACGTGCGTCTTCTTCTTCTTTGGTTTTTGGTATACCGTTAATAATAGATAGCAGGTTAGTAATATCGTCTTTTGCAGATTGATATTGTTGACTTGTAGTCATTGAACCTTTGTCGCCTGTTAGTAGTGCATTTTTATAGTCTGTTAGGCTAGTAATTTGACCTTTAATGGTTTTGGTTACACTGTCAAGATTTGACTTTAAGTTTTTAGCAGCAGTTTGTTGTTCACCAAGAGCCCAGATTTGTTTTTGCAGTGCTTGATTACTTGCATCAAGCGCTAACAGCTCTTTATTACGTAAAGTTACTGTATCATTCTCTAATTCTAAAATCTTCTTTTGTAAGCCTTCGCGCTCTGCGGCTACCTTTTCCTGTGCTTTAAACACTTGATCAATTCCAGGAGCTAAATTCATTAAAGCTTGATAAGTATCGCGACCCGTTTGGGTAGTAACGTCTAATGATCTTATTAATGCTGCAAAACCTTCGCGGCTAGTTGCAGTAGTAATTTTTAGTCTATCTAATTCATAGTTTACTGCTTTTTGTACAGGAACTAGTTGCTCTGTTGCACTTAAGAAATTAGATTTAAAGAAATCATATTGACTAATAAACTTATCTAGACCTCCGGCAGTAGTAACCATTGCTTCAGTTATATCAAATAACCCGGTTACAAGTTTATCAATACCAATATTTGTAAGAACTTGCTGAATTTTAGTATTAGCATCAACAACTCTGACTACAGTAGTTAAGTAACTTTCACCAAACTTTTTATATTTATCAAAACTTGAAAATAAAATTTTGGCTGCCTCATCTAGCTTACTACCAATAACTGCGTTTAGTTCTTTTACAATCTGATCGCCAGTCAATCCACGCAAATCTAGATCAAGATTAGTTGCTAAAGTCTCAAATGCTCGTTGTACTTGAGAAACACTAACTCCAGCACTTTTACCTACTTCAATAAACATATTTTTGGACTCAACAAATATGTCTTTAATGGCATCCCCCACTTCGCTTTTAATTGTCATAGTTTCACGCCATCTCACTGTCCAATCATCGTCTTGACCAAACCAGCCTCCATCACGGTGAAATTGTTGTAAAACATCTTTATATTGTTTAATACTATTGCTAGTATCTGTAATAATTTGTTCTAAACTACCGCGTAATTGTATACCTGAACTTTCAATACTTGTAGCTGCGCTAGTTCCGCCACCAAAAATATTGCCCAATAGTCCACCAATGAGAGGAATGCTGTTCCAGCCTGAAGCAGAACTAATTTCTCCCGCTTGGGTACCAAACTTACCGCCCTGACGAAGTCCAGGAATTGTGTAAATTGCCTGAGCTGCACCAGTCATAGCATTAGCTACACGCTCAAATGATTTTAGTAACCTGTCATCATATGCCAATCCATCTACAGAATTATCTCTGATAATTTCTAAAGACTTATTGATATTATCAACTTTTGAGGTACTATCACCAAATACTCCACCACCAGTTTCAATCTTATTGCCGCTAGCATCGTAAGTTGTTCCAGTACCTTGTGTTTCTTGCATTTGTGCACTGTTCATGGCAAACGAACCGCCTGTACTAACCGAAGGACCACCGCTGCCAAGTTTACTCAGTAAAGCTGCTACAACTGCTGCCGTTACAGCTCCCGCAGCTAAGTTAGCTGGAAATGGTAAGCTGGCTAAAGATTTTATAACAGCTAGAGCACCTTGTGCAACCCCTTCTGTTTGTGCAGCCATGGTCTTAGTAACTGTATCTTTAATCTGCATTGCAGTAGCCCAGGCACTCATAGCTGTTTCTGCTATAAATGTGCCTAATTTAAATAAGTGATAAGCTTTTTCAATTCCTTCTAGCTGTTTGTATATTAAGCTCTTTTTATCAAACATACCTTTTGCGGCACCGATAACCCTTGCTTGATCTCCAACTTCTTCTTTAGCAAATTGCTTTTTAAGTTCAGCTTGACGTGCTTCATCGCCTGCAGCATTTTTAAGTTGCTCAGCACGATTTTTCTGGTTAGTTTGTAATGCATCAAATGCAGTTAAGGTATCGCCCATAGCTTTACCTGTTTCGCCAAATACTACGCCTAAACTTTCTGCGGTACTTTGAACTAGTTTTAGGTGTTCAGCTTGTCTTAATAATTTTTCGTTTAATTCAGCTTGTAGTTGGATACCTGTTTTAACAGTTTCGTTTACTTGATTATTAATGCTAATTGCTTGCGTACTTACGTCAACTTGTTTTTGAGCATTGGTTAACCCTTCACCTGCACTAGCTAAAGCACCCGTGCTTGCTTCGGTTGGATTTGCAACAGCTTGTGCAGCTGCAGCATCAAATATCTTTTGTGCTTGTCTTGCGGCTTCTTCTTTTTGCAATAAGTCTGACTTAAGTTTTAAATCTTGTTCAGTAAACTTTAGGTTTTGTGAGGCTAAATCGTTTTGAGTTCTAAGTCTATTAGCAGTAATTTCGTCTAGTTGATTTAACTGTAATTTTAGTTCTATTTCGCGCTGTTTATTGCTAAGTTTGGCTTCTTCAAGAGAATTAGTTAATCTTAGTTTTTCTGCTTCTAAACTTGTTTGTAAAGCTAATTTAGCCTGTGCTATTGCTGATCGTGCTTTAATATCAGCTATTTCTTGACCAAATACTTTAGTAGCCTTTTCTAAGTCTAAGTTAACTTGTTTTTCTTTGTTTTGTGCAGTCAATAAAGCTAATTGTTGTTTTTCGTTTGTTATAGTAGCTATTTTAGCTGCATCATTTAAATCGCGCAATTCTTTATCAAGTTGCGCCTGTTTGCTAGCAAAATCAGCGTTATCTTTTGCCTGCTGATTAGCAGTTTTTAACTTAATAATTTCTTCTGAGCTATAAGCATTTACTTGTTCGTATATACCAAGTAGTTGGCCTTCTATCTCTAACCTAGTTTTACTAATTGCTATCGCGTCTTGTGTTATTTTAAGCTGATAATTCTTAGCTTTTGCTTCTTTATCATAACCAGCTATTTGTCTGTCAACACCAATTTGTTCAAGTTGAGCTTCTCGCTGAGCTTTAGCCAAATTATCGGCTCTTTGAGAAGCTTGTGCCTGTAAAAGAGCTAGTTTTATTTTTTCACTGGGAACACCGTCTTCTCTTTCACCCAGTGTTGAGCGAATACTACTAACACTCATGCCTTCTTGTAGTAGGCTTTTTGCAGTAAGTTTAAGTATAGCACCTTCTGCTTGCTTTAACATAGTTTCAGCTAATGCAATTTCTTCTGGTTTAGCGCCAGTTTTCTCTTTCATTGCGGTTGCTACTTGTTGCTGCAATGCTGCGCTCAGTAAGCCTAATGCATCAGTATTTTTCTGCGTTATAATTTGTGCATTATAACTAGCTTCTATTAAACTTTCTTGTATTTTTAGCTCTTGTATACGTAACTTGTATTCATCGTTAGACGTGTCAAATCCTGCAGATGCTGCAAAACTTAGTTGTGCTCGTGCAAGAGATATAGCTGCAAGTTCTTTTGTTTTCTTCAACCCTAATTCAATTTTCTCAAGTCCAGCACTAGCAATCTTATCTATTAAACCAACTTGACTAATAGCAAAGTTAGCTCCTTCTTTTTGAGCTTTCTCTACCTGACTAATTGCTTTTTGTAGTGCAGCATTTGCGTTTTCTATGTCTCTTTGCTTTGTAGTTTCTAGAAAACCTACTCCACCCTGTCCAAAAGTTCCTGCATCAGGAGCAGTACTAAGCTTACCTTTGCCTGCTTTTGCTTGTTCTAGTTCTTTTTCAGCTTCAACTCTTTCTTTAGTAGCAACGCTAATTTCTCTTTCAAATTTTGCAGCTTGTGCTAATTCTGTCAAATCAGTAATATTTAAAGCAGCTAAAGCTTTAGGATCCTTACTAAGTTTGGCTATCGCTTCTAAAGCTTTTAGTGGGTCTTGTAAAGACTGAGCAAACCTATCTGAAGCATTTACTAATTCTACTCCTAGTTTACCTTGAAGATCTGTAAAAGCATTAGCTTGAATCATCTGATCAGTAATTTTACCAATTGTGCCTAAACTTTCTGCAAAAGCTTTTGCAGCATTTGTTGCATACTCTTCTTGCTCTCTAATACCTTGTACCGTTGCTTTTACTTGATCCAGTTTTCTTAGTAATTCAGCATCCGGTATTGCTTCTAGTGCTTTATCTAGTGCTTTTGTATCATACAAAAGTTTAGGGTCATCTAGCCCTAAAACACTAGCTAGCAGACTTTCATCTTGTTTCTTATAAGAGCTAAATTCTAGTGACTTTAACACGCCCTGAACAGTATCTTTTGCACCTTGTTTTAACTTATTGGCATTACCGCCACCAAATAAACTAGCAAAACTGTCTTTAAATCTATCCCAGTCATTTGCAGCTGCATCAAACTTTCTAACCGCTAATATCTGGCTTTCAAACGCATCTGTTAGTCCGCCTAGTGCGTTTGTAAATGCAGAAATACTTTCAAGACTAAAACTTTCTTTTTTCTTTATAAGATATAGATCGTACGTATCGTTTACGCCTTTTAATGCTGCTTTAGTAGCATCGGTTGCAGCATTAAAAGCTTCTACTTCTTTTGTAGCGCTTGATGCAAAAGAGTCAATTAGTGAAAATACTGCTATAGCAGCACCTGCCATTTGTCCTAGAGTGCCTAGCGCACCCACAATTCCCATAATTCTTGTAGTTACGGCAGCTAGTGTGCCTTTGGCAAGCGTAGTATATTTATCCCAAGTTCCCAAGCCTTCTTTTTGTACATTTGCATGAAGTTCTGACCAAGCAGCTCTAACTCCTAAAATAGAAGCAGTTTCGGCTGCACCTGAAATTAATTCACTTTTAGTAACTTCTTTTCGTAATTTTATATATCTTGCTAAAGCTAAAGTTTCAGGGTCCCACTTACTAATAGGGGCTCCTGCCTTTGTTTCCATCTTATCTTGTCCTGCCGTTAATAAGCTGTTGGCTTTTATTAGATCAAGTTTAGCTTTATAAACTGCAATAGCTCCTTCTAGCTGTAGTTTATCTGCTCTAGCATTCTCAATTTGAGCAGCTGTTGCTTGCGCACTGCCTTTTTTACCGGTTTCAATAATTTTATTACGATTTTCTAATATTTCTTTAGCACTGGCTAGCGCTTTAGGGTCTGCAGCAATAGCACTAGATAAATTATTAGCAAGTGTTTTATCAAGTGCTGGGTTTTTGTTTAGTCTATTTAAATTTGCTTCTGCTCTAGCTACAGATTTTTCTAGATCTGGTATTTGAAACTGACGAAGTAATTTTTCTTGGAAAGTATCTGGGAAGGCTTTTGCAAAAGCAGCAGCCGCATCTGCCGATGCTTTTCTAGTGGACTCTATGCCACGACGAAATTCGCCTAATGCAGGCAGTGCTTGTTTTAATAGTATTCCAGCAATGCTAGCAAAAACAACTGCTAAAGCTGTAGGAGACTCAGCTAAAAATTTAACAGCAGGTGCTAAAAATGTATTGACTAGCTCTAATCCACTTGTTGCTAGATTCTTAACACTGGCTAGTAGTTTATCATAAGGATTAGCGGCTACGTCAATAGCACTAAATTTTTCTTTTGCTTGGTCAAGTACTGCATTAGCAAAAGCTTGGCGTTTTTCAAAGTCTGATAATGAGGCTGTAGTTTTACCAACAGCTAAGGCATACTTTTGCGTTGCTTCATCAACTTTAACAAAAATACCTAATTCGTCTAATAGTTCCGGCTCAATCTTGCTAATACCGCGACTTAGACGGCTCATAGCATCAGACATATTTAAGCCTAAAGCTTGAGATGCTTTATTGGCTACTAACGCTAAATCTTTTATTTGTTTAGTATTTAAACCTGCAGAACTAGCTTGAGCCACAGAAGTCATTGCTTCTCTAAGTGATACTGCTCCGTCCACACTTGCGGCAATTTGTTTAGAAAGCGTACCCAAATTACGGCCGCTTGCTGCACCTAGTTGGTCAAGTCCTTTAACCATGTTTTCTGTTGCTGCAGCTTCTTTCAAGGCAGTAAATGCTGCACTTACAGCAAATATGTTTGCAGCAAAGGTAGCGTACACACGTACCAATCCACCAAGACCTTGCGACTGTTTTGCAAAGTCTCGTCCTTCAGCACCGCTTGTTTGAGCAGTGCCTTGTAAATTTCTATAGCCCGTATTGTCCATAGTAGCCGCAGCTTTACGGCTGCCGCCAGTACCACCTTGCTGAGCTTTATTTGCGCGATCAGCATTTCTAGCCAAAGCTTCTAATTGCTTATTTAGTGCGGCGGCTTCTTTTTCACTTTTAGGTAGGGTTCCGTTGGAACTAACGTCTATACCAATTTTAATCGTCTCATTGCTCATGGATTCTCCCGGCATTATATGGCTGTAGAAACACTTCTACAGCAAATATTCATAACTGTCACTCATTATATCACGTGGACTAAAAACTGTCAAACCAAAAAATTTCAAGCAATAAAAAAGCCCTCAACTAACTTGTGGAGGGCTTTTTATCGTGCGCTTGTCTTACCTTTTCATTTATCAGTCGCTTACGGATATTATCCATAGCACGAATAAACGTTAAATAGATTAATCTATCTTCGTGCGGTATATCATACACATTCAATAGTTCAAAAATTATTGAAGTATTCTTACCTTGATAGGTTCCATTCATTCCATCCCATATGTCGCTCATTAAAAAGTAAATATTAAAAACTTGCTGTATTTCAACAGGAAAGTCTAAGTATTCTACTGGTATATCTGAGTCAACTGGTTCAGTATTTAGTGCTTCACACATTTCAAAATATTGATCCTTGGTCATACCAACGTCAGAGTTTTGAAAGTAGTTTTCCAAACAGTTTACGACTAACTCTGTTTGTTCGTCGAAAAGTTTCCCAGGTCTGTAACCTGTTCGCTAATAAAACTGTCAAAGCTACTAGATGCTTTCATTAGTGCGAGAGCATTGTCTTGTGTATATTCTAGTTCAGTATCCGCTTCACCTTCAGCCACTTCAACTGGTGCTAGTTGTTCTAGATAGGACATTTTAAATCCTTTCCAGCCTTTAATTGAGTTCTGAACATATAAGTCCAGAAATAAATCGTCATTCAGTTCTTCGACTGCTTGGCGATTCTTAAAACTAGTTTTAGTTGCTTTTTTACGAATTGTTTGTAAAATTTCTCGGCTTAAAAAGTTGATAGTAATTTCAAGGCCTGGCATACCTGGGTATTCAACCACATTGGTTTTACTTGGTACTAGCATTGATTTTAAAGAAAGTTGAGACATTATTGCCCTTGTTATTAATTTAATATGGATGGTTAAAAAGAGATGCCGGTGATCGTGCCGGCATCTATAAAACTATGATTAATAGTTAGTATTAGCTACGAAGTAACGAAGTTCAATTTCGTTGTTTGCACCAATGTCGAATGAAGTGCTGGCATAACCTTGCGCAGTAAATCCGATTGTGGTAGAAATAACTTGTTCAGTTGCAATTGTAGGAATCTGCAATACAACAGCTGGCATTAACAAGTCAACGCGAGTTGTTGCGCTTGAGCTACCACCAACACTTAAAGACAAGTTATACGCTGGGTTAACATCTGTTGCACTTGCTGTAACCAATGCATTATAAAGTGCTGTTGCACTTAGTGAACCAGTACGTAGGTAAGCATTAATAGATCCAGTTACAGAACGTGTACCTGTAAAGTAGGTAATTGGCTGGTTAACAACGCCCAAGTTACTTGGTGTTAAGTACGTGATATTGTTAGCAATAGTTACTGAACCACCTGTTAGGGCAATATCATAAGTAGAGCCAGAACCTGAGATACCTGATTTTAGGGTAACTGTGCTTAATTTATTAGCTAGATAAGCAGCTTGTGTATCTTTAAGAACAGCGGTACCAGTGAACGGTGTATTACTTGAGTTTACTGCTGTTGCAGTAACTATACCAGAACCGTTAGTTAATGTAGTTTTGTCAAACTGACGAATAGCACTAGCTTTACCTGCCCACTGTACCATAGCAATTGTATCTAAACCAAAGTCCATGGTTGCTGTATCCATAACGCAATTGTCAATAACAAAAGTTGCGTCATCTAGAACAATAATTAAGCCAAACTGTAGTAGTTGATTTCTGTTAGAATTGCTTAGTGTTACAGTAGCGTAGCTTGTTGTAACTGCATCATCGGGACCATCAGACCAAGCTTGACCTGCGGCACCAGTTGCGCCAGCGGCACCTAGTGCTGTGTAGCCAAACATTGCGTTCCACAAGTGTCTTTCTTCAGCAGTAACTTGGTGTGAGCCTGTTCCACTTGGTTGTGGGTCAAGATCGCGTGGGCGAATATAAGTACTAAACGAAAAGTCAACTGGCTCTAAGGCAGTGTTGAAGTTACGCTGACCACGATTAGGTGTTGCACCTGCTTCGTTTAGCGTAATTGTTTCTGTTGTTGTGTTCTGAGTAAAACTTAAACCATCTAAAACTTGTAATTCAAAGGTGTTAGTGCTGGTCATTGTACCAGTATTAACTACTCCAAAAGAGTTAGTATTTGTGGTAAAGAATACTCTGGCGTTACGAATTAAATTAAATGCCATTTCATTTCCTTTTTTGTTAATGCTTTAGTACATAAACTAGACATTTATCTGTTGTTAGCACTGCCGCATGGTTGCTCACATGACCTGATATCGGACTTGCAAGTTAATTTCACCGACTGCGTAAGGGTATAGTAAGCCCTCATCGGTAGTTATACTTTGAACCAATATCTCTGTTGTCTCAAAGTTGTTGGTACTATTATAAACCAATCTACGATTTGCATCTACACAAGTTTCTATATCTTGTAATAAAAGTTCTAGTTGCTGTTGGCAATCTTCGCCTTTGCAATAAACTTTTATTGATACGCCTAAGTATCCCCAGGCAAAATCTCCTGGAAGATATTCACGTTGCTCCATTCCTGGACTCATATAAACTGACGGAAAGTCATTTACTTCATCCCAGAATTTTAATTTAGCATAAGCATTACTAAACAAGTTAGTGCTATAAGGACTTGTGCCGTTAATTGTATTTAACTTTGTGGCTAATGCTGTTATTATTGATGTTCTACGACTCATACTAATACTGCCCTTAATCTATTTGTTACCTGCTGAGCAGCGATCTCTTTAATTGAAGTACCTATTAGCAGTTTAGGATCTCTAGATCGTGGTCTTGCTTGTTTGCCGCCGTCACTAAAAGTTGCGTAAGGATTCTTCATGTAACTATAAAAAGCAGTTATCAGGCCTTCACGACTTTGTGATAGTGCCGTAACTTGTGCAGAGGCAGCAAATCTACCTGTTCTGTAGTTTAAAATATCGCTACGGGAACCGTCACCCATATTAGCGCTTATAACATCTTGTAGGTGCTGATTTATAAAAAGTAAAAGAACAGGTAAGTTTACGGTATTAAGCTGTTTAGTAACAGGTGCTGCAGGTTTACCAATCTTTGATTTAATAGTACTAGTTATTGGTAGTTTATTACTTACTCCAATTTTTGTTTGTTTGCCTTTAGTACTTTTTTGTTTAGCGTGTATTTTTAACTTACTTTTACCAGTTTTTAATATATCAACAAAAGCTTGTTCTATATCTTGTAATATGGTATTTGAACCACTTAAACCTAAGTAACTTTTAACTAAACTGGGTTTTGCTAAGTATATGGCTAGCTTTTCTTTAAATGCTTGAAATATCTTTAATTCTTTGTCACCAAACTCTTTTTGGTTAATATCGGAAGTTTGTATGGTTACTGCAACAAACATTGTTCCAAATAGGTTTTCTACTTTTTGAAATACTTCTGGTGTACTGTTTCTAAATTCGTAATCAACTTTTGCTTGAATACTTGTTATTTTATTAAGACTATCAACCGCAAGTTTATATGCCTCACTATTAGCTGAAATACCTCTTGCTTCAAAGTTATCTAAAATTGTGCCAATTTTTTGTGCTAGTGGTGATACAAAGTATTCGGCAGATTCAGCACTAGGAATATGTCCTATGTCTAAAAGGCTAGTAGTGCCGGCAAGTTTCCAGTCTTCGACTGGCTGACCTTCCCACTCTGGCTTTTTATTTTCTCGTACTCCAAATGCTGTTTTAACCAATTTAGGGTCTCTGACAACATCACTAACAAACTCTTGAATAGACTTAAAAGACATTGACAAAAGTAACTGCAGTGATCCACTATTTACATATATTAAATAAGGTTTTGATGATTTAAAATAATTACCTGGTATCTGATCAATTGAACTAAATGTTCTAGAAGCCGGTACTTTTTTAGCTACTACTTCGATAAATGTATTATATAACTCGTTAAAAGATGGAATAGTATTGCCACGATTGTTAACCTGTAAACTCGTTTTAGAAATATCTAAAACGTGCGGTCTTTTGTCTAAATCTAATGTTCGTGTATCATACAATAAGCTAGACCTAATTTGTGGATCTAGTGTGCTTATAAGATCTTTGAGAGTTACTTTACTGGCCATTATGTATAATCCGCCTGATAACTGTCTAGTACACGTTTAATATGGGCCGGTAACTGTGAATCGTTAATATACTGTATCTGTGTAGTATTTGGACTTGGTAGTTTTTGACTATGTACTGCACTATCATTTTTTAGGTAGTAGCTCATTAAATCAAAGATTGCTAGCTCTAGGTCTTGAGGAGTATCTTCGTATCCACCAGTATAAGTGACTTTATAGCCGCGTAGTAAGTATGGAAATCCTGAAGATAGTGTGCTTCGTACCGTATATCCATCAATAACGTAGTCTGTATATTGTGTTAAAGCTGTAAATGTTTGACCAAAGTCAATACTGTATTGTACTGTAGAAATAGCTCTAACTGGATTCTCAGCTAAGATAAGTCTATCAAACCCGCCGTCAAATGCTTCTACTCTTGCAGTATCCCAATTATCTACAAAAGTTCTTTTGCAGTAGTTTTTAACAAAGTCTGATACTCTTGGTATTAGTGCGTCAATTACTGCGTCTTGAGTTGTACTTTTTATACCCACATAGGCTTTATAGTCTGCTCTAGTTGTTAGATTTAATCCCATATTTGCCTCTCTTGTCTTTTAAAAGGACTCTGAAAATCCTTTTAAAAGACAGGGCGGTTAAGCCCTGTCAACATCAACTACTTAATAAAATTAAGATGCTGTGTACTTGTGTGCTGTTACAGCGTTACCTAGGTTAGTAGTAACACGAGTCATACCGGTACGTAGGCTAGCTACCATAACACGGCGTTGTGTTTCAACTAATTCTTGAGTATCAAT